ATCAGTAGCAACATCTTTAATAGCATATGAACCACTACCATTAGTTATAAACGAACCAGTTACGGTTTGAACTGATGTAGAGAAAGTTTTTTGAATATATCTTTTTCTAGCTCCAACTCTAAACTTAACTCGTTCACCCACTTTATAACTTTCTCTTAATCCTTTCATAAATAAAAAGTTATCAGCCAACCCACTCATTGTTAATTCATTTAACGAACCAGTTGAAAATGATGAATCATCCCAACGAACTTCTAATTGTGGTGAGTAAATTGTATGTGTGTTTCTTGAAAAGAATTTCAAATGTCCAAATGTTACTTCATCAGTTTCTTGACTACCACTAAATCTAATCAACATACCTTGATTACCTTTTGAAGATTGTCCTTTTAACCACATGTTTACCATATCGGTTACCTCAACATTAACATCGGGTGATTGATTTGTAAATGATTGTTCTGATTGGCTTACAGTTAACACATCAACACCTGATGTATCCCAAGTAGTAGCAGTTCCACCAATTGGATTCAAACGATTTTCCCAACTACATCCATTTGTATTTTTTGGGTCGTCTCCAAACTTACCTGTTCCCTCTGTCCAAGATTGAGATATTGGTTGTATTCTTAAAGTATAATTTTCAGTCATTTCTGCATTACCTTCAGCCTCATATAATCTTAAATAGTATTTTGCATTTGAAGCTATTGTACCATCTGATACTGACTTAGATAATTCAGTAAATTCAGTTCCACTAAAATTAACCAATGCTCTTGTTGGATAATCAAAAGCACTATTATAAAATTCTTTTTTGACTTCAAGTATTTGGTCTCTTCCAAAGTTTTGGTCTTTGAAAGATTCACCGTCTATTTTACTTGAACCACTTGAAATCCAAGTGTCTTGTGATGGAAAAATAAAATGATGCATTATCTAACTCTCCCTTGTATGTTTTGATTTGGATTCTTTAATTCAAAAACCGCAGGTGTATCTGAATGAGCTGGTAAAATAATTGTTCCGTCATCAGAAAGATTATTTTTAAAATTATATTTATATCCATAACCAGATGTACCTTGTCCCCCATTCTCATCTAATGAAGCGTCAGCAAAATTATTACCTACTTTAGAATAAGTATAAGTTGAATTTGGTAAAGTCGCATCAGATGGTATTTCCTGACCAGGTTGATAAAGTTCATAAAAATAATCATCTTTTTGTGTAATGGTTACATGTCCAATTGAACGAACACCCTCAACACCCATTAGTTCAAATTCCAATTGACTTTTATTAATTGGTTGATTGAATTGCATTTTTTCAATTCTAAAATAATCTTTTATTTTTTGAATACAATTAAATTTAACTTGTTGTTTGTCAGCGTACTTTTCTGCTATTATATCAAATATAACACCAAAGTTTATAATATACCCATTGTTTATAGTTAAACTATCTGTCATAATTCTAAAATTGTCTAAATAATTAAGTATATTTGATGTTAATGTTGATGGAATGGAATTATTTGTAAACAAAGGATTACCAACTAAATGTTTTGCATTATTATAAGCTAATACATAAATATCTATAGATGATAGAGAATAAAGATTTGGGCCCACCGGTGCAATTTTTTCTGTATAAGCTGTTTTTGCATCTTGTAAGTAATCATATGTGGTTGATATACTATTCAACATTTGATTTAAATTAATTTCACCAGCGACTAAATCTTCAGCATTACGATGTAAAATTCCATCTTCTTTAAGCCTAGAATCAAGAGGTCCAGACAGTGCATAATTTAATTCTGATAATCCTTCAGCATAAGTTTGCGCCTCAGGTGAAGTTAGTAAATCTGTTTCCCCAGCTCTTGAGACATAAACTTTAGCAATGTTCCCATATTTGCCTGGTATGTTTAATATCCTAGCTTCATAATCTTCTTTCGTAACACATCTGTTTTGTGTTGAAAAGAATGCTTTAGCTTTTTCTTTTATTTCAATTGTGTCCTCTTCATTTTTACCACCACGAGCTGCTGTGGCGTTATTAACACTTGTAAATGTAGCATTTATATTACCACCATCTGCAGTTGCATCAGGTGTAGATGTCAAATCACCAACAGGAACATTTGAAGCAATTCCACCACCAATTCTATATTTTATAGTCAGTGTTATGTTATTGGGTGTTTCACCAAGTGTTGAATATTCATTACCCAACAATGGATTAATTGCCTCATTTAAATCATTTGTCTGACCTGGTATTACCACACCAATTTGCTCTAAATCTATGTAACTTCCATCTACGATTTGTCCATCTTTCAATATACCATTTCCAAATACTAATGATGTTGTATTATCTAAATTTGTTTCACGAGTAAATCTTTTTGTAGTTTCCACATAAGATAATGAAAAAGGTACTGCGGTTGTAGACATTAACCCACCAGCATCACCATACGCACTTGTTCTATTCACATCATCTGTGTAGTGAACTGATATTGGAACTTTGTCTTGTGCTAAAAAATCTACCTCATACCAATCATTACCATTTGAATCCACACAAGAAATAATGTCAATAACATTTGTATCAGGTAAAGTAATGGTTTTAAATTTTTCTGGTGCACCAATTTGAAATGAAAGTGTTTTTTCAGTTGCACTTACAGCTTTTACAGTTCTTGATAGTGTATAAGTGCTTGCTAGTTCTGAACTATTAGTACTTCCAATCGTATTTGTATCATTTGAACCTGTTATTGTAAAATCAGCGTGTTCAAGTGTAGTAAAAATTATTTCAGAGTCTGTATTTGACACTATTTCAATACCAGGATTCCATATACCACCGTCTGAATAATCAACTTTTGACCTGTTAGTAGACAGAGCATTAACTTCAGATGTAAATGTTAAATCCACAAATGCTGGTACAATTGGTTTTACTTTATACCCAAACATTCTAGCCATGTTTATAATGTTTCTTCTTTCCTCAGCTAATGGTAATAACATCTCACGATATTGTTGGTCGATATAAAATGATAACACATCACCAACATAAGCGTTCATTTCCAATAACATCATACCAGGTGATGTTTCATTAAAATCTTTATATGTATTTGGAAAATAAGATTGTGCGTAATTCATTAAAGATTGTTTTAATGATACAAAATCTTTATTTAAATAATTTACATTTGATTCTTTAAAAGTTTCTTCACCATACGTTGGCATTTGTTATCTCCAATTAATATCCACCACCACTAGACACTGATGATTCTGATTCATTTACATTACTTGAAAAATTTAATGTAATTGAGTCTAGCGTGTTTGGGTCTTGTTTTATGTTAAAAATTATTATTAGTTTAATTTCATTAGAGCCTACTACTTGATTGTCTTCAATAGTTTGAATTTGTATATCTCTAACTTCAACAAAGGGTAACCATAATTCTAACTTATCTAAAATAGAATCTTGAATAGACATTAAATTTTCTTCATTAATTTGTTCAAATAATATTTGTCTCAAATTCATTCCAAGATTGGGTTGAAAGAATCTTTCACCTTCATTTGTTTGTAATAAATTTCGTATATTGTTTTTTACAGCTTCAATGGTAGTTGAAGTTGATGCAAAGAATCCATCTTTATTATCACCTCTACGAATTGGTAAATCAATACCAATTTTTACGTTTGTATTATTATCTTCAATATAAGGTTTTCTTGATGTATCTTTAATAGCCATTATACTTCACTCTCATTATCTTCTCTAAAAAATTGAACTTCTGTAAAATCTTGTTGTCCACTTTTATCATCTACATTAAATGCGTCTTGTGAATCTGGATCTCCACCAATGTGAACATATCCTGTACATTCCAATCCACCATCGGATTTATCTATATCTATACCAGGTACGATACCAGCACCCTCTAATAATGGTTGTACAGCTTTTTTTAATTCTGATTCTAATCCACTCACAACCTCAGAGCCTCCTGGTATTTTTTTAATAGTATCTAATATTGGTGCTTTATCACCTAACAATGTTTGTAATGCTAAATTAATAGCTAAATCTCTTGTTTTTAAACTTTCTACAACAACAGGTGCATTTAATTTAGTAATTCTAAATTTAGCGTTTTCTAAAAATTTTAAAATAGCTTCAGTTTGAAAATTAGCGTATTCCTCAGCATAATCCAAAGATGGTTTAGCTGATACAGCATCGTCTGCCTTTTGAAAAGCTTCTTTAAGATCTTGTTTAAGTCCCATTGTTATCTTCCATGTTTCATTTTAGATTTTTCTTCACTTTTTTTCAATACTTCACTATAATCTTTATTTAAGAACTGACTCATTGGGTCGCTTGATGGGACGACTTGAGGTTGTTGATTCATCATATCACCATATTGTCTACCAACCAATTCATTCATTCTATCAGAAGTAAACTCACTACCACCTAATGTTTTCCACCCACCATCTTGAGCTGTTTCATTCAATACATCATTCAATATTGAATTAGATGTAAATGATTTTTTTTCAATTATTTTTTTAGGTTGTGGTTGAGATTCAATTGGCTGTTTTAATTCAGTTATTACTTCTTGAATTGCCATCGCAACTTCTTCTCTAACAATTTGTCTAATTATAGTTTTTATATTTGGTTTTTTCTTTTTCATAACTTCCTCTTATTAATTATCTATAAAATGTTTTGCACTTTTAAGTTTTTTTATATCACTTTTAATTTTTGCTAATGTAGTTGTACCTGGTCCTGTTAATGGCCCACCACTAACACCAGGTGGTGTTATAAAACCTTGAGCAGGTTCAAACAAACTACAAATTCTATTTAGTAAATCTTCCAAAACATCTCCTAATACCATTGGTTGTTCCGCACTTTTTCCAAGATATGTTTTATCAGATTCCACATATAAATTTTTGTTTGTAGAAATTGTTAAGTGTCTACCACTACCCATATGAATATCTTTTATTGAAGAAACATAAATGTCATCAAGTTTTGAATTTATAATTATTCTATCTGAATTAAATAACATTTGATTTTCGTTATAATCATAAACTAATTGTTGAGTGTTTTGATTATTATTTACAAAAGAAACCATACTTCCCATATAAGAATTTGATTGTTCTATCGAGTCTGATGCTAATATAAATCCATTAACAACTTCTCCTAATATACCACCACTGTTATCATATTGTCTTTGAAACCTATTAGTTACAGAATCAAATATTAGTTTTGATTTTATATAACTTTTAAAATGTTGTTGTAAACTTCCATTTGATGTAATACTAATTAGACTACCATCAGCAAAAGTTTCCATATTGTTTGTAACAGGTCTATTATTTGAAATAAAAACATAAGGATTATTACTACGACTTCCTATTCTTAAACTATTACCATGTCTTCCCTCAATAATTGTATCACCTGTAGTTTCATATATATCAGGCCCATGATCTAAACCTTCGATTTTTTTCTTAGTTAACCTTTTATACTTTAGTTGTTTATTAAAATTAAGACTTTCACCTTTTGCACCCCTTACACCAACTTTACCTGAGTTTGCAGCATCTAATACAGCTTCTGGTTTATAATTTGGGTCGTCATTCCAAGTTGGACTATTGTTTGGTGTATTTATTGGGCCTAAGTAATAATTAACTTTACCAATAGTACAAAGTAAAACTGGATCTCCCTTTGAAGGTACATCATTTATCGTCCTCAATAAAGGATAATACCTAAATTGTTCACTCGCTGTACTCTTATTTTTATAAGCCTTGTCCGTTGCATGTGGTAAAGCTATTATTGTATTTATGGTTTTTTCTCCACCATATCTTAAACTCTCTGTTGAGTGCACAACTTCAATCACGACACCTGGTACAAATTGTAGATAAAAAGGTATTGGTCTTAATCTACCACCAAACCCTTTTATTGTATTACCAGGTATTGTTTTAAATATTGAACCCATTTAACCCTCCGAATATCCTTTTTGAATTGTTTTATCTTTTATAGATTCAAGACGATGACTTTCCTTTTGTAAATCATCAACAGTATCTTGAAGTGTTCCCATTAGTTCAGCCTTTTCCTCATCACTTAATAACATTGATTCATCTGATTCACCTTGTGATTTAGAAATAATTCTTTGTAGTACACCAGCGAGTTTTACCAAGTGTTCATCATTACGAACAGCAGTATCCATATATTCTTTTATGATTGGTGCAACTAGTACCACATCATCTATGGTTGTTATGAATCCGTGAATTTCTGATATTAACAAATCTATTTGAGTTTTACGTTTTGTAGTGTTTTCGTAAATATCTTTTGTTAAATCTTGAAAGGTTTTACCCTCGAATATTTCTTTTTCATTTGACATACAATCTCCTTAGATGTACTTATTCATATATAAATATAAAAATTGTAAGAAATTGTATGAAATAAAAAACCCTCATTTAAGAGGGTTTAATATTTAAAAGAATGAGCCCGAAAAATTGTGTATTATAGAGCCTCTGGTATGATATGTGTTTAACAATTTTTTGTAGTGTTTTTTCAATACGTTAACAACTGAAGTTATATGTGCAGTTTCAACATCTGTCATTTCTCTTATTAAAATATATAAAGCTTTTTTGTTAAAGTTTTCTATTTCTTCTCTTTGTTTCATTAAATCAACAATTGCATATCCAATTCTTAAATCTCTTTCTTTTTTAAAAATTGTGTTTAAATTGTTATCAAAATACTCAATTATTTCATCTGTCAATGTTATAAAGTCAGATTCATGTGTTACATCATAAGTTCCTTTCCTATCTAAAACTTCCATTTTATCATGACTTTTTAATTTTTTATAATTGTTATTATTATGAAGAATTAAATAATTTTTAGCCACGACTGAAAAATAACTAAATGCCTTTGAACCTTTGGTGTGGTCATATTTGTGAATGTTAATAACCATAAACGCAACAACTTCGTGTTTAATATCTTGAAATGGCATATCAAAATATGTAAACTTAAACGTGTTGATTATATTCTCAGCTAATTTATCAAAAGCTGCATGTATTCTTTTCCCATAAATTTCATTCCTCTCACTATCATTTACTGAAGAATTATATTCAATAATAGCATCTTGAACCTCTTGTCCGAAATATACTTTACGTTTTTTCTTTTTAGTTATTTTTTTAATCTCAGCTTTTACATCATTAACTTTCTTTTTTGGCATCTTGTATCTCCTCTTCAAATATCTCATCTAACGATAATTGAATTTGTTTTAATTGTTCAAAGAAAAAACCAGTCTCATCATCTGATTCATAATGTCCTTTAGCATCTACAAGTTTCATTTTCTCAGTTGAGAATTTAATCACCTGTTGAATTTCTAAAATCAATTCTTCATATTGTGTTATTCTTCTTAAAGAGTAATACACCAATACTGATGTAAATATACTAATTAAGAAAAACAATATTGTTAAACCTATCCACATAATAATCTCCTAAGCAAACAACTCATCAAACTTTTGTTTGAGATTGTCTACTTGTTTCTGTTCGTCTTTTGTTTTTGGAACTTTTGTATTCATTGGTTCTACTACCTCATCACTTCTATTCCATTGGTCGAACTCAATGTGAGTCGCCATCATATCAGCTTGGTGTAATATATAAGCCATATTAGAACGAAGATTGTAATCAGGATTGTATGACATTAAATATGCTTTGTTAGCATCATCATATAAACCATCCGTTAATTTAATTCCTAAATATTCTTTATCAGTAACCTTAACACCATAATGTTGAAGTAACCATAGTCCTCTATCAGGTACTTTCATATATTGAAGAGCTGGGTTGTGTTTATAAATCTCACCACGATTCTTTCTGTGCCAATCGGAATCTTGTGGAACATAATAGTCATGTTCTAAATCACCAACCTTACCTAAATCGTGATGTAAAGCTGCAAACACTAACTCCTCATCTGTGAAGTTAATCATAGCTCCATTCTTTTCCCACAACTCTTTTAATTGAAGAGAATGATTTACGATGTGGAGAATGTGTTCAACATATCCACCAGGCATCGCATTGTGAAATGCTGCTTTAGCACTAGCTGGTGCAAACATCATTCTGTCTTTGAAGTCATCGTAAAACTTCATAAGGTTCTCTTTCCTGTCTTCACTAATGTGTTTGTTAATAACATCCATTAGTGTTTCCCAATTCATTTGTATTTGTTCTGCTGTTAGTTTTTTCATTTTACCTCATACCTATCTTTTGTAAATTTAATTGTTGGTTCTTGTCTTAATCTATTTCTATATCCACTAAATGATATTCTTACACCCCAATTTAGAAAGTTAAGAATATCCGCTTTAGATACAGAACCTTTTTTATGGATAAAGTCAACAACTTTTTTATATGTATCCGTATCACTTTTTAAAGTTGGTAAACTATCAATTGTTTCATTAAACATATTATTAAATTGATAAATTGAATTTTCCCATTTTCCTTGTTCAAATCTTTTTAGTGCTTTATCCGAATATTGTTTTCTGGTTTCTTCATCATCCAAAATTAGTTCTAATTTTTCTAAAAATTGATTTTCATCTGAATAAAATACACCAGCAAAATCCGCAAGTTCGTGATAATAGTCATCATCTGAAAACATATATGGAACACCAACACTCATACCATCAGTAGCAGATATAGCCCATCCACCATATTTTTGTTTACAACAAACACCAACATGACAACTTGACAATTTAGAAAAATATCCAAATCTATCATATTTATCATTAGTCATATACTCTCTTTCTATCTTATCTGCTAATGGCACCCACACCTCAAAATCTTTTCTAACTTTCCACAACTTATCTATTTGCTGTAAAAACCAGGGATAATTTTTATAAGTGTGTGGTCTATGATTGAATACAATTATTTTTTTATCTGTTGTTTGTTTATCATATTTTGGAATTTCCCAACCAAGATATTGTGGTTCAAGTATTTCATCTAATTTATTCACAACATCATCATTAAAATGAGTTTTAGCATTTTTTATAACTAAATTTTTCTGTCCTTGTGTATTTATACCACATTTATCCATAGCTAATAAACCAAGAAAATTTATATCCATAACTGTAGCTGCATAATTTGTTATTTCAGGAAATTCAGTCCAATGTGTATAACCTATAAATTTTGGTTCTATATTAGTCTCATTTAAAAAAACATTTTTAAGTTGTAATGTGTGTTCTGGTAAATGAGAATAAACAATATCATAATCGTTATTTCTAAAATCTAATTCTTTAATTATTCTTTTTTGGTCGAAATGTAATCTCATAGCATTTGGATAAGTAGGTAATGGTAGTATCAATTGTTTTGTATTTTCAAAATCTAAACTATTTATATGTTCAGGTGAAAATATTGTCCAATGAATATCATCTCTTATTTTACTCATTTCTTTTATTATGTTACAAAGAACAACAACATAAGAATCTTTTTCTAAATCTTTTTGAAAAGTTATATTAGGGTAAACTAATACTTTGTATTTATAGTTTTTATTACTACCATTTGAATCTGTAAATTTATATATCGACATATTATTTTTTAGCTCCTGCTGATTGATTATCGTGTGCTGATGTAAGTTGTCCATTATCTATGGTATGTAAACCACCAAATCTTCTTGGTACAATAGCATCTGCTTGCCATTTTTTAGAGTTATATAACTCATGTAATGGTATTTTCTTCCCATTTGGTTTATTTGTGATTGGGTCGTGAGCAATACCTTCTTGATTTTTCCACATTTCTAATTTATCTTGCCATGTAAAGTAATCATCACTCGGTACTTGTGTTACTAATCCATTTTTTAATAAATTAGATTTGTTATAAAAATCTGATAAAATACATTCATGTCTTATTACTAAAACCCAATCTTTTTGTGATGAACTTAAACTATCAAAATTTTCATTTTTTACCCCACCATTTTTTTGAGGTTTTTTTACTAAAACTTTAGTACTACCACTTCTCTTATTATAGTTTTGTAAAAACCATTTAAAAACTTCACCATTATTATTAATTTTTATGTTTTCATCTTTAAAATGACAAAGTAACATAAATAAATCTATAAACCAAGAAATAGAATTATTTGAAATATCTTCTTTAACAATTTTTGCTTGAGAAGTTATTAATGATATAATTGTATCCATTATTGGTTTTGTATTTTTCCAATAACTAGCGATAACTCTACCATCAATATCATCCTCATTATACATAGAGTCTAATGTCGTATGTGTCGCACTATATTTTTTATCCTCTGATAGAGCATATCTAAGTGCATTACATTGTGCTACAAGTTGGTCATTTGCTCTACGATTTATTTTCCCCTCTGTAATCCAATATTCAAAAACACTTTCATTATCATTTGCATAATTTCTAATTAATTCAGCGATATCTGTTGCTTCAGCATTTCTAAGTTCTTGAGGATTTAAATTCATACCTTTATTTACTCTTCTGAATAATTTTTTACATTGACTTCTTTCTATTTTTGTATATTCAATAACTTCTATATTACATCTATAAAAAACTTTTTGTAAAGATTTTGGTAATTTAGATAAAACAGTAGGTTCTTTAATTTCTATTTCATTTTCATAAATATCAATGTATTTACCAGGTCTTAATGATACTTTATCATTTGCGATATCATTATATGTTATTGTTCTATTATTACTATCTACATTTAAATAATCCAATCCTTTATCCATATGTCTTTTATAAAGTTTTTTTGAACTTGGTTTTTCCGCCATTTCAAATGATGATTTTAGATTGACAATTATATGTGGTGATAAAATATCATCCTCCATCGCCGAAATAAATAATTCTTCTTTATCTTTTATTGTCCATCTTTCTTTAGATTGGAAACTTAAATCTATCCCAATTATATATTCTAAATAATCATTTATTTCAATATCTCTTTTCCTTTTTAATTTTCTATAAGATATCATCTTCCTACCTCCTTTAGGTATTTATCTTTACATTCTTCCCAAGTCATTCCAACTACATCACCATAAAATAATGTCTCAGGTTTAATTCTATTGTCGTTAAATAATGTTGTGTATCTTCTGATAGCTTTTGGTTTCCACCAAGAATTAATTCTATCATAATCCAAAACATATTTTT